GCTTTATTTTGTCAGTTGCCCGCATCAACCCGTCACTTTGCGGTGCTGCTGAAACAAGAGTATTCGGTGCTTTTCCATTCCATGCTATCTTTTCAGCATCAGTTACAAATCGATTACTTGCATCTTGCGCGATTATAGATGGCGGATGAGTTGCCGGGTGAGTATAGTTCGTTGCTCCTGTTGCGATACCCGTCAGCTTTGTTTTCTCGGCTGTTGTGTAATCATTGGTAGATAACTGTTTACCTGTGACCTTATCAACCTTGTTATTAACAGTCGTGTCTAAGATATCCATATTTCCGTTCAAATCGGCAATATCAACGATATCTGTTCCCTCGGGCTTCTTTAAGCCCAAATTTCCTGTGGTTTGCATGAGTCACTCTCCTATCCAAAAGTTCTTAAGTCGTTCCACGTTCCAGCGTTGGCATTATTCCAAGTTATAGCTTTAAGCGAATCCCAGTATGTGTACGTATAAGCAAACTCATAGGCCAAGTGTGCCGGCTTGATTTCATCGAGTATCTGAATTAGCCCAGCCATATTCGGTGGAATGCCTAGAATGCCTATGAATCGGACGGTAAATCGATATTCTCCTGGAACTTCTTCTACGGATACATCCCCACCAGCAAAAGCCGATGCTGTTCGTTGAATCATTTCGGGTGTCGTTGTGCCGGTGCCTCGTCTTTTAGCTTTGATCATCTCACGTCTACTGACATAAGACTTTGATGGATCCGAACTTAATCCAAGCTCAGTCTCCCAACGCGCAAGGCTCCATGTTGCAGTTTCAACATATGCCTGATCTAGCACCTCTTGAGCCCTCGTAGTTAAGCCATATATCTCAATTCCTAATGATTTCTGCAGTTCTTCTATTTCTTGAACACCCTTGTAATAAGCCGGTAGGTATTTCATAAGATCAACCGTATTTACATCGTCTATATCCTCTAATTCATTAGCCGTAAAAAGAAGCGTGCTATATAAAGATTCTCCATAGCTCAAACATCACACCCCCTTTAATTGGTTCCATGAAATCGGACCTTTAGGCATATATTCGGAGTGCGTATGTGTTGAAGGTGGATACGTTGCTGGTTTCCCAGCTACACCGGACCAAGGGACTGTATCAGCGTTGGCTGCATAATCCACTTTTCCGTCATTGTTAGTATCATAGATACTTTTGAGCATGTCACCTGAGCTTTGAGCAGCTACGAGCAAAACATTACCACCTGTTGTGCCTATATATAGCTTACTGGTATCGGTACAATAGCCAAGTTCTCCTATTGCCAATGTACCAATTGCGCTTTCTATTCCTCTACGTATCTGAATTAATACTTTTCTCGCCATCTCAAAGCCTCCTAGAACGTGCCCCCATCGATCGTAGCGACCGTAAGTTTATTTCCATTGGCCGCATCATAGACGATACTGGAAGCATCAATATTAGCCTCGATCCCGGTCGCGTTAACAACAATGCCTTTACCTTGCTTAGCAGCTACCGTAGTAGAATCTACAACAATCCCGTTTCCAGCTCCTACTGTCAATGTAACGGTATCTGATTGACCACCACCAGTAAGACCGTTGCCCGCTGTGATCGTCTGTAGGGCACCACCAGTCCTAACCCATGCCGTTCCATTCCAGCTGTAGATCTTTTGCTCATCATCCACATATGCAGTCCAACCTACAGCAGGGGTATAGTAAGCCCAAGCTCCAGACTGATACTCTGCTATTTGGTTTGTCTTACCTGCCCATACCCCTGTCGCTGATGCTGGAATGATATAACGATCCGCTTCTGCTGGGCTTGCTGGTGGTGCTAATAAATGTTGATCTTTTACTGATGCTTGTGGTTCGATATTATGTTTTGCTAATTCGATTTCATTTTTGATTTTTTGTGCAGACCAGATATCGGTAATGGCTGTACCAGAATCATTAATGACTCGGTGTTTAGCTGCATCGTCAATATGGCTTTTAATCTCAGCTGCAGTTTTAGTATTCGTGCCATCTGACACCTTATTGATATGACCTGCACTGACATCAGCCTTAAATACCTTTGCATAAGTAGCGCCATCCGCTATATTATCTAGCGATCCTGTTAAATCACTGAGTGCTTGGGCGTTCACTCGCCTCCAAGCTGCGCCATCATCAAAATAAAGATATCCACTATTAGCCCCACTCGTTACGTAAAACAAACGTCCAACAGATGCGGCCACCGGACGAGAAGCCTCTGCACCTGACAAAGCTCGCCCAACCATTGAGTTTGTTGTACCGTCTCCGATATATATTTCTTTAGTATCTGTACAAAAGCCCATTTCGCCAACAAGCATTGCACCATAAGTGCTAAGTTGAGCTTTAGTACCACGTCTTATTTGTATCGTCTGTGCCATCTTATACCCCTCTCGTAAATGAACCACCGTCTATAAGTCCACTCGATTTATACCGCTCAACCTCTGTTTGTGTGGCTGTTACAGACCTTTGTAGCACATTAATATCGTCAGCCTCCACCGTGTCCCCTGGTGTTTCATAGGTTACGAAAACTTCAGCAGCTCCACTAAATATCTTAATTAACCTGCGCCATGGTGTATCACTCGGAATGGTTAACGTCCAGTTTGTCAATTTATCACCCGTCAATTTACTACCACTATAGACTTGGACAGTAGCGTTATTGATATTATCGTGATTCAGTAACCCCTCATAAACGCCTGCTACAAGTGTTATCCGTTCCTCAATGACATAATTGTTTCCCGTTGGGTTTTTATTCAACTTCTCCTGAAATACATCAACTTTACTCGGGTAGGCCATGTTACACCCCCAATTCCACAATACCGATCAATGGCACCTCTTCTTCTGTAAGAACAATGTTCCCAACAGCTCCATTGAGTAGCAACCCAAGATAATCAATAACACCGTCAGTCCCTAAAAGGATTGATCCAATTACGGCCTGACTTACATAAGTAGATACAAAAGACGCTGACTTACGCCAAGTCTCCAATCGCTCCAAAAAGGAATTTTTTACACCCTGCAAGCTATAACCAGGCGCTAAAGTTACCTTGGCTGATATATTGATCGTCTTACCGATTGCTGAAGTAACTGTGACTACTGCCCCAATAGGCGCTTGTCCTTCACCTTTCCCAGCAGTTGGATCAATATAGTCTTGTACTTGATTCACAAGAACGCTTGAGGCTGGGGCACCTTCTGTATTTACAATGACAACTTTCACGGTCTTCGGACCTGACCATAATGGGAATACACGAGCTCCGCCCACTCCGGAAACTTCAAGAGCCCATTCAATATAATGATATTTATTCCCGCTGGTTGCTGGACGTCTGGCAGAATCAAGGTACCGCTGCCGTAATGCATCATCTGTCTCTCTATCAGTCCCAGGGATAAGTAACTCCGTCAATTCAGCCCTTGCTAAATTATTAATAAAATCGATAGGAATTAAGGCTCCGAAGTGCTGATTACCCGTAACTCCTTCAACCTCTGCCTCAAGACGATACTCCCCTAATGAGAGTCGAGATATTACTTTATAGTTGATTGCACCAATAGCGAAGCGACTACCAACTGGAATATCCATTAAGGTGTTAGAAGCATTATAAAAAAGCCCTCTTAGTTGGGCTTTTGTTGCCTTCTTACGGGTAACACCAGACCACGCAATCGATCGATCCAGATAATCGCCACTAGCTGTATCAGCAAATATTAAATTTGCGTTGATATCCAACTCAACATACATCTGAGCTAATTCCATTGCTGCTGGAGCCATAGCATCATAAATAATGCTACCTTCTCGCTTGTCCAGCCCATCTGGTACCCGGTCTAGCATCCGTTCTAAGATCGTTTCAAACGTTTGATTTTCATACACCGCCATTCACCTCCAATCGGTCTGTATAGTTTCCGTAATCACTCTCTACGTCAAACAAGACGAGTACCGCATCGCCATCATAGTTAAATCTAAAGTTGGTTACGGAAACGATACGATCATCCTGAAGTAATGCTTCCCTAGTCCAGCGTTCCACTTCGGTTTCAAACACCGCCCGACCCCGCACCGCTCCAACATCTGCCTCACTACCGTAATTGTCACTGTAAATCAGGTTTTCAAATCGGATTGTCGAGAGTATTTTTATAACTGCCTGTTTTACGGCATCCAATCCATCCACTACCACGGATCCTATACGCCCATTTACAAGGTCTAATTTATAAGTAAGACTTGGTTGGGGTGTATCCTCCATATCCTCATTCAGCAGCACGTTATCGCTCTGTGGTATCAAGCGCTCACCACCCTATCCATGATTACGTAGCGTTGACCACCTTGCATGCGGATAAGTAAAAGTTTATCTCCGGTAGCTAACGGCTTACGAATTACGTATTCTTGGATTCCTATTGTTATTTTCTGTTCAGATAAGGTTTCCGGAACAATTAAAAAATCCTCCGTAAGTGAAAGCCGATTATCGACCAACACTACAAGAGGATTAATTTTTTCTACAATTCCTAGCTGTACCAGAACTGGACCAGCAGCATTCACCGCTTCAGTGGCAGCGCGTTTTATCGCATCTATCATGATCACACCAACCTTAGCTCTAAGTCCATGGTATGTACTCCGCCTTCTTTCTTATGAGTACATTCATCGACTAGGAAAAATTTATTTATGTTCATTGTGTTGATATATAAATTAACGTAGCATCCTGCACGCATCCGGTAATCTCCAAGGGCCTCTATACTAAGCGTCCGCTTCTCTCGATTCTTCATGAACAGTTGCTGAGTTAGTTGCTCGGTAATTTGAGCCTGATTCAGATTCTCATCTACTGACTCGTAGAGTTGTAGCAATCCCCACTTAGCAATGCTGGCGCTATCCTTGGTAACGTAAGTTTCCCGCTTACCAGTCTCCTTATTGTCTCTGTACAATACAATTTGATTGTATGTCTCATCGTCAATGTTGCGGCTGTAAGAGTAATCAGTCATTAAGCTATCATCACCGATCACAAACGGAAATCGCATATTTGATACATTACGAATAGTTAAGCTGCCAAACTCATCAAAGAATGCGAAGTTGGTCCCGTAGTTAATCAGAGTCTCATCTAACGCCATACAGATCATATCGATAAACGTTTTATCGTCGCGGATCTGGGAAGGAATAATGTATTTTGTATCTTCCAGCGTTCCGGTCTTGAGCTGCATGTCTTGAGCGATCTTTTGAACTACCTGAGTTGCTGTCTGTTTCGTAAATACATAAGTTCCGCTATTCATTAGATACCGGATCTGATCATAAGCAAGGATGCTTATTTCTTCCGTCTTACCAGTTTCAATACTGAAAATATATCCATAGAAAACCTTATGCCCCTCATCTGTGTATCTAACCACATCACCATTGTTCAGTTGGAATTTTTTATCTTGCCACGGCCCATGGTCTACAAGGGTGAATTCTAAGGATGCCGCCTTACCTATACGGATCGTCTTCCAAGATATATCAGTAACGATGCTGGAAACATCCCAGACGGTGCCATTTTTATTATCGATCAATAACTCCATGTATCATCACCCCGGTAGCTTCAGAACAGAGCCGATTTTGAGTGTCTTCAGCTGCGCGTCTGTTAAGCCGTTTAACTTCTGAATCTCTTTCCACCGGCTACCGTCACCGAGTTCTCTTTTAGCTATCTTCATCAAGGTGTCCCCGGATTTGATGGTAACCGTTTTAGACTTGGTACGTTCATCTGCGCGTTTCGCTGGCTCTTTCTTAGTGGTGGTGGTTGTACCAGCTGGTGTTGTATTTGTCTTCAACGTCACCTTTTTAGCAGCGTAAAATACATACTCCTTCAGGCTGATTTCATATTCAAAATCGCCCGGGCTCCCAGCAACCTCTTTATAATTAAATTCTTCGATACTGGCAGCAATATTTATTTTGAGACCCGTTGACGTAAAAATAAACCGGATCGGCTTGCGCTTGTTCATCCAGGTTTCAATTAATTGGATGTAGTCCGCGGGTTGCCCCCAGTTTTTTGATGATACATAGCTTGGTACGGTACCACCTACTGCGATAGCTGGAAAAAAACTACTAAAGCTAATCTCTTTCAACTTTGCAGCCTTGATTACATTAATTTCACCAAGATCCGTTATATCATAAGTCTCTCCGTCACCTTCCCCGCCGATCTCTATTTCTTCCGGAAGGACGGGGATTTCAAACCATATTGCGCGGTTGTTGAAACTTAATTCAATGCTATAGCCGTTGTTCATTAGGAGTATACCCCCTTGGCTGTACTTGCCACCTCTTCAGTAAGTATATTGCCGATCTTCTTAACGATGGAATCGACATTAGCCTCATTGGTTACTGGTCCTGTCTTAACCTGAATAGTCGGTGTCAATGTCACAAAGTTTTGAATGTTCTTCATCTCAGCGACATCGCGCATAATCTTCAGGTCTTCTTTAGAGATATCAATAGGCTTCTCTACTTTGCCGACCTTATCGACTTTTTTTAACTTATCAGTTTTTGGAGCTGCAGCAGCTGCGGCACCACCACCAGCAGAAAACCCCATTCCAGCCACTTTATCATCTTTTCCTGATTTTGCATTTTTAGCGTTCTCAGCAGCTGCTTCAGATTCACGTTTCGTTGCACGCTCATCTAACATTTTTTGAACTTTAGCCTCACGTTCTTTAGCCTTTGTTGCTGCACTATTCTCCATTGCAGTTATGTTTGCCGCCCTCTGTTGCTTCGCAGCTTCTTCTTCTGCTGCTTTTCCAGCAGCTAATTCTATGTGACTAATAGTCTCAAGTTCAACAAATGGCAGTTTGTTCAATGTATTAATCAAATCATTAATGCGATCTATTGCACCATTTGCTAAATCCTCCATGAAAATTAGTGACTTTGTTTTCGCCCATCCGAACGCATCGGCTATTGCATACCCTACGCTTGTGAATTTAATTGCAACTTGATCAATAAAGTTTAATATTCCGTACCAAACCCTAAGGAACCCCGCTGCAAACGCATCATTCGTATTCCATAGTTTTATTAACCACATAATCAAACCTGCCAGAAGAGTTGCCACTAAAATAAATATATTGGCTTTCATGGCTGCGTTTAGTCCTCGCCAAGCGAGAGCCAAACCACCTGTAGCAGCTGTTTGAAGAAACACTGCCGCTGTCATTATTCCTGTTCCAAGTGAAGCAAAAATAGAGGCAGAACCAACAGCCATAGATGCGAGTTTCCACGCCGTTAAAGCCGCCGCAATCCCCCAAACGATTGGTTCAATAGTTGTCCAATTCGTAGTAATATAGCTATAAACCTGTGCAGCAGCATCCCCTAACGAGACAACAATATCGACAGTTGTGGTAATGCCTTCGCTTAAACCACTCAAGAATTGTTCTCCGTCACTCGTACTTAACCATGCAGTTAGATCCTGTAGCATCTTAGTAATCCTACTAAGAGGACCTTCTGCCCCGTTGATTGTTCCAATCCACTCAGCTACTTTATTCTTCATAATTGTCATTGCCGAACCAAAAGTCATAGGCATTTGACTAAACATCTTATCGATTTTTCCGCTTTGCTTTTCAAAAGCTTTAACAATCATCGCAGATGTTAGTTTACCATCAGCTCCCATTGCTTTAAGTTCACCGCGTGCTACACCTAGCCCCTCCGCTAATAAGCTCATCACCGCTGGAGCATTTTCACTAAGGGACCTCAATTCATCCCCTTGTAAAACCCCACTCCCGAGCGCTTGCCCCATTTGCAATATAGAGGCAGTCGTTTCTTGGGCTCCTGCACCTGAGATTACCAAAGCTTTGTTGAAGCTCTTCGTGAATTTAATAATATCGTCATCTGTTTTAAAAATACCCTGAGTACTCATAGCGAGTTTAGTGACCATATCCGCTGTAGCTTGGTAGTTTGCCCGAGTATCATTCGCCGCGTCCATTACCTGGCGTTGTAACTCTAGCTGTGTTCGAAGGCCATCATTAACCATTGCTAATCTAGCGTTAGTCAACGCCACATCATCTGATGTTTCCAAAAGTTTTTTAGCTGCAGCAATAGATAGATAAGCTGCGACTACATTTTTGAGGCTACTTAACCAATTAGATGTGTTTTTCGTTGCATTATTAATTTGTCCGTTAACCCTAGATTGTAGGTCGGCAATTTGCCGTTCTAACCTAGCGATACGTTCTAGAGCTCTTTGCAATTCACCTGCGTCTGCACTGCGTGTTCTTAATTGTCGTGTTGATCTAATGAGTTGAGACACCAAGCGTTGGAGATTTGTAAACATAGCCTCCAAAGACCGAGGTAGCTCAATTCGAATCTGCGCAACGACACTACTTAATTCAGATTCAATCTGTCTTTTTATAATTGCAATTTGCGAGGAAATATCAGCGGTATTGATTTTTATTTTAATTAACGATTCTTCACCACCTAACCGCTGCCTGATTACTGCTAATTGCTGTAATATTTCTGTAGTGTTAATGTTTATTCGTATCAGGCTACCTGTTCCTAGAGCTGCAATCTGCTGTTTTATCATATCTAAATTACTGATCACATCAAAAGCGCTGATTCTTAATACCATTGGATTCTGCATTTGAGATTGCAACCGTGCCATTAACTGGATAGTCGCTGCTAATGAAGCGTTAACCTGATTCAAGCGCTGACTAAAGACATCATTCAATGCAAGACTCGCTGCAATGCTTGGCAATATGGCTTCCTCCTTTCTAAACAACATAAAAAAGCACTCCATCTTGGAGTGCTTCGGAATATTAGAGTTGAACTGAATGTATAGGATTGTTAACTATCACAGGTTTAAGTTTACTAACTATCTTCTGTGAAGCAAATGATGTAGTTCCTTCATCAAACATTAGCGCGGCAACTTCACCAGCTGTATTTGTGTAGTTTATTATCAGATAATAGGTGCTTGTTCGTTTTTCCTTACTCTTAGCCCTCGATCCAACAACAAGGCCAATCGGTCCAAATAACAATCCGCCTGCAATCCCTTTAGCTGCACTACTGTGAACGATATTCGCTATTTCTGTATCAGTTTTAACCTCGGCTGCACGAATTTGAGAATTAGTAATATTAAATTCAGTTCCCCCTCCTATAATAGAGATACCATCACGAGTAACCGCTACCTTACATTGTGTCTTTTCGCTAATTGGAAGTCCCTCGACATGATGCAATAATGCTGTAGCTTTGATTCCGAGTTCTTCATTCTTTTGTTTAATCTCTTCTGCCTGCTTTGACTGAGTTTTAATTACAAACCCAAGAAAGAAACAAATTAAAGTCATTACAATTGCAACGCCTTTTCCTTCCGTTTCCGGAACGGCAAAAGTAAGTATTGTAAATATTAGAAATAATACCGATAAAATAAACATAATTCCCGACAAAATGTTGCGGAATGCTTTCATATCTCCACTCCTAGAGGTAATATTTACTAACAATATACCAAACAGGGAATGAACGGTCTATTACTTTTTGCGTCCTTTAGAACTGGACTTAGACGCTTGTTTCTTTTCCTTATCCACCCGGAGAGAAATCATCGCATATATAGCGGCTCGTTCCCTCTGTCCCATCGCCATAAGGTCATGCGGTAAAATGTGAAGCTCATGGAGGGCGTAGTAAGCTAAGTTAGCCTCACCGTCACCCTCCTCTATTAGTTTTTTACTTCTTCTATCTGCTCATTGATATCTTGATCAAAACCATTTAGTGTCTGTACCCGTTCGCTGAGGGCTGAGAATTCGCCAGGAAGCAGCATTTTGCGTAACAGAACTTCTGAACCAAGTACTCCATAGGATTTTTGAATTTCTGCATTTTTGAGATCCGGATAAGATACAGAAGCCACCACCATTTTTGCCATGTATTCATTAGCATCCATTTCAGATGTAAATTGTCCGTATTTACCTTTGGTTCGCTTCGTGGCAGCCTTACGAAGTTCTTTATTTTCTTCTTCAGTGATACTACGTAGCTTCCAAGGAATCGCCTTTCCATCCTTATCTTTAAATCTAGGGGAGACCACGAAATCCTCTGTAGTCTCAACCGCTGCGTTTTGTGCGTAGAATGCTGAAAAATCACTCATATTATTAATTCCTCCTGAATTTTATTTTAATTGGCTGGTGGGTTAAATGCTTGACCCATATCAATATCCTCAAAGGTAAAATCGATATCCTCTTCTAGTGCATCAGATTCTGTATCCAGTGATACCATAACTACACTATCAAGGTTCACACCTAGTAGAGTAATTGTTTGAGACCCAATGGTAGACCCCGGATCTTCATTAGTTACCGTAATATCAAAGTTAGTATCTCTACCCGTTTTGATATAGTCGATCATCAACTGACGGAACCGACTTGTCACATAATAGATTGTCATGCTACCACTACCTGACCATCCAGTTGTTTTATGCTGAACACCCCGGCGGCCTAGGGTCTTCACTTCTGCCTTTGTTTTTTCAACTGAAGCTTCAATAGTCTTAATATAGAACATTTCCTCTACCTGACCATTGATTGTGGCGAAAGCACGCCCCTCTTGTCCACTGATTGTATCCTTTGCTTCCAAAAATGACATTTATCTCACCTGCACTTTCATATATACTTTTTCGATACTATCTACTGGTTGAATATTGGCTTCCACGTAGATGGCATCTGAGTCAATACCAGGAAGTACCGTGATATCCGTCTGAGCATCAAAATTTTGAATGGCATCAATCCCCTGTAGGTTATCCAGATAGATCACAGCCTCTTTGCGAAACAGAGCTCGGCCATCAACATTGTTTGATACCTTACCGATGTAAAATGATTCAAAGATGCGCTTCAAATCATTCGCAATACCATCCAGCACACGGAGCACACGGTTTTTTTGAAGTTGTTTCCCTTTCTTTGGAGTGTAGGAAAGGAAAGTATTAATATCCTGTTCTATCACAGCCCGATTAACAGAAGGGGTAAAGACAAATTCTCCAGCTTTCAGAGCTGCTTCAATTTGTGTGCTTGTATACCTTGGTGCCACATCTACAGCATCATCGTAAGCCGAATAAGTCAGAGACTCGTTCATCTCAGCTGCTGCCGAAGCACCTGCTACCCAAGCAGTAGCCTGGGCTGCTGTAAGTATGGTCCCATCTGAAAGAACCACGCCATTCTTGACACTAACTACACCTTCGAAATCGGCTACAGGGTAGTTCTCAAGTGCTGCCTGTACCTTTTTACCCTCTGACTCTCTCAAGCGCCGTACAAAGGCAGCATAGACTGCTTTGAGCGCATTATCCGTGGATGTCAGCGCCACTGTCTGGAAATCGTACAGCTCTAGTGCAGATAGATATGCAGTATGATCCGCATTAGTCACAGTGCCATTTGCTCCACCAATCAAAGGAGCTCCTGCATTTGCTGTTAGTGTGCCAGTCCCGCTCCATACAATCCAGTCATTCGGGATGAGCCCCGCAATATTAGCGACTAACTGCGTGTCCACTACTGCATTATCCAGCAACGTTTTTACATCAAATTTGCTACTATCGTCGATGTTGGTTTGAACGACAACCTTCAGGCTATTACCTCGCGTACCACCGTATCTGGCTGTAGCCACCAGAGTGCCTACTGCTACAGTCGCTTTAACTCCTTCATTAAGCTTGTAAAGCAACACTGTACGCGCTCGTTTCAGTGCCTCACGCACTAGCAATAGTTCCGGGGCTGTAATGTCATAGCCAAGCGTTTTGAATGTATCCTCACCAGCTATAATCGGTGTGATAACCTTAGCCGCTCCCCATGGGAGAGTTAGCGCTAAAGAGGTTATTCCCCTGCTGCCAACCGTACCCAATGCCCCGCCAGACGTTTCCACGTTAACATATACACCAGGTCTTACTTTATTTTGAGTGGTCCATGTTCCACCGGCCATAATCTACTCAGCCTCCTTATTCTTAAAATCATCGATCACTTGTTGCGCCTCAAAAGCTGTATACAGTTTTTCTGGCTCCAGCAGCGCCGATAGGACGTCTTTGTCTTGATATGAATACTTAGCAGAGGCTAAGAACTGCTCCTTGGTAAATGACCCTTCAATCGGTGTCTCAGCTGCCTTAATGCTTTTCTCACTCACTTAATACCGCCTCCTTGCTTCATAGTCTGCATTTTAATATCCGGTGCTTTATCCCGGATCAGGTGAACATTGTACTCAACGAAGAAATGCAATACTCCATCCACTATTTCATGCCTCATACTTGTTCCTCGGTAAAGCCCATCTTGCCCAGTTACATATTCCAACTCGGAATATAATTGTTCAGATATCAGCTCGCATTCTTCTCGGGGAGCCGCTGATTCCTGTTGCGGGAAGTAATGAACGTCAAAGGGATTGAAACGCTGATAGCGCCGGTTAACCCCTCGGACCTGACTACTTTCCAATAACAGCACAAAAAAGCACGGCTGCTGCATGCCCTGCTTCACTGCTTCGTCATAAACCGGATACTCCGGAGTAAATAACGATAGCTTTTTTATGAGTGCGTTTTTTATATCCTGCATACTCACCGCCCCATGTGCTTATTAAGGAATTTCTGAAACTTCCGTTCTATGATAGCCGGCATTTCCCTCTCCAACTCCTGCTCCGATAGCGTTAACATAAACCTACCGTTAACCCAACCAGTACGGAGACGGGTGACATGCCCGAATTCCACATATAGCGCATACTCCACGTTATTTGTGATCTCAACATGCACCCCACCGCCTGGTAACTTTACCACCTGACCGATCTGCCATCCCCGCCGCAAGTCTCCAGTCAGCACAGGAGTACGTGCAATAGCCTTTGCCAACAACCGTCCAGCCAATTCCCGGATGCATTCCTCCATGAAGGCTGGGAACTCTTTCTGCATCTGAACCATGCTTTTGTGAAGCTTCTTCACGTCAGAAAAATCGAACTTCCCCATACTCATGCGTTCAGGATCTCTTTTAGCTTAATCTCCTGATGAGTGGCATACCTGAATGCCTTACCCGTCTGCTCTCCTTTGAACTCCATGCCGTTCTGCTGAACCGTGATTCGACTTCCTGGCTTGATAGTTACATCAGGAGAGATAAACAGCTTAGCATCGTATTCCACCTTGTCTGACGTTACGGTCTGTGTCGCGCTTGGAAGAGTTGATTGAGAGAGTCCACACGGCTCGTCAGCAAACACAATGACAGGCTGCTGTCGTGTTTTACCGCTCACTGGATCTTTTACACCCTTCATTTCCGAAACAGTGCATAGGCCTTCATAGGTGCTCTCAATAGCTGCTCGCTCTGCTGGGATATTACCAAAACTGACCATGTTACCACCTCAATCTGCGGAACGCTTGCAACTGAGCCGCATAATTCCGAACGAAAGCTGCTCCGGATCCGACCGTAACCGTAGCCTTAGCGGATCCGAAAGCTGTTGTAACATCCCCACGCTTGATGCTAGTAACTGCTGGCGCGGTCTGTTCGAATTCTGTTGGGTACTTCGTCCGGTAGTAATCCTCAGCTATATGCAGAACCACATTATCCAAGGCTTCTGGAATTGATGGTATGTTGCAATAAGTTTTAATCTCCTGGACGATAGTTTCCAAAACAAACAGCAGCCTACTATCCTTACTGGTATCTTCAAACGGTATCAGTAGTAATTGTTTCAGTCGAATTAGATACTTTTGGATCTCCTCCGGCATCTGCTTCACCTGCTTTCAGGATAACTGCAAGCACTTCCTTTATCTTCGATGCTTCACCCAAGTCAATACCATGTTCTTTAGCATATTTCTTGAGTGCTGGCAGTTTCATTTCTTCCAGCGGCACATTCTGCTCATCTTCATCATCATCTAATTCAGGCACATCTTCACGGCGGATCACTCCATCTTTAATCAGGGATTCTACTTCACTAGGGAGGATCAAAATCTTATCACTCGCCTTATAGAATTTCCGATTGTATTTCGCTCCAGTTATCAGTGATATTTCGATTCTCTTATCTTCAGACACTCTCATCACCCTTTCAAAAGAAATAGGAGAGGCATAAGCCCCTCCTTAAACTACTTTCGCTATAAAGATGTTATCTAGTGATTCAAATGATGGCATTGTAATAGCTGATACAATTGTTTCTACCTGTACCGAGTGCGATTGTTTGACAGTTGTTACAGCTACACCTGTATTAACGATAGATACTTCAGCGCTAGTTGCTCCGCTCATAAGATCTGCCTCTTCTGGGGTAGTGCCGTACCATGTTTTACCCAGTGTACCATCTGGAATTAGCGTGATGTAATCATCCGGGTAAAACTGATGAGCACTGCCATCTTGAAGTGCGTATTTTTTGTTGTAAACAGCGATTGTTACGCCGAGCTTCGCCTCAAGATACTGACGCATTAATGAATCAGTCATGATGATGTTTTGCCCACCCAATGGATTCATATCAAGACGTATCTTTTCATTGGCCATAATGCTATTCCAAGTCTTCCGGGTTAGAATCATTTTGGTAGGGCGAACTCCTTGTTCGTCTTCAATTGTATCCTGCATTTCTTTGATATCGCTAACGATATTTGCAGTTGGATCATCCCATTTGTCAGAACCCGTGAAGGTAGTTTTGTGACCCGATTTCATTTTAAAGTCATAATCATAGTCCACACGGTTTGCGGTAATTCGGATCTTACCAGATGACATTAGTTGCATCCGCATCCGCTCAGCGTTGACTTCAGCACCATTGATTAGGTTCGTTCTATCATCGTAGATTTGCTTAATTAGTGATTGGACATAAGCGCTATTCTGAGATTCCAACAGTCTTAGCAACTCTTGTCTTTCTTTTTCTTTGATTGTCATAGCTTCACGGAAGAATGGCATTTCTGTTTCAACTTTACCGAATCCGATACGATCTCTCACTGTTGCCTTTGCATCGAATTCAGACGGCATCAATGCAACTGGCAGACCACCAGCCCCCTTGATCCAACTGAGGTCCAACCCTAGTTTCTTAGCAGCGGGAAACAATGTTGCTCCGAGGTATGGAATTGCATTCGAAGGATTAGCCGCATAATAAGCCGCGATCTCTGGAGCTCTTACAATATCAAAAATAGTAGCCATGTTTTATTTTCACCTTCCCTTTCTTAGTCGATAAATGTGATCTGCTTCAATGCTGTCAGTTCCTCAGCAGTTGGTGCAGTCGGGATTTTATTACGATCAATGAAGCCGTGAATAATTAAAGATCCTGGGGCTGGTCCAAAAGTTACATCTGTATCATGGAGCAAGACACCTTCTGCATTGGACACTCCAGTGGTGGTTGTAGCCTTAATAGCCAGTTTGGTGTCATCGGCTAGTAAGCCACCCCCAAGGATAGTGCCTGCGGGAACAATTTTTTTACCTTCTGCGTTAGCTGTTACACCTGCGTCGCTCACCGTAATGGCTAGTCCGACATAGTGATCAACAAATTTAAGAATGTTCTTGCGATTACCATAAGTTGTTTCTAAAAATTTACTCATATTGTCTTATCCTCCGCTCTTATTTAAAATAGCTTTCTCGGGCTGTGTCTAACCCTTCATTGCCTTTAGTAGATTCAGCCAATTGTTTACCGAAGCTACCGACCTTCTCATCGCCTTGTTCACCCTTGGATTGATCCTTGCCATCCAATAGAGAGGTCCCTTTAAACTTGAACCCTCCACCGCCGCCTTTATCTTCGGTTTTAAACAAGTAGGCATCCGATGTTTGTAGACCTTTAAGTTGCTCTTCTAAGCCGACTACTTTACCGTCATCACCGATGACTAACTTTTCTTTGTCTATAAGCCCAGTAACATGTTTCTCGTTATGCACCTTACCAGTGAGTGCAGCAGTAATGGCATTGTCCAACTTGATCTGTTGCAGGTCGGCATCATATTTGTCCTTTGCCGTCTTGTTATCAGTCTTGAGCTGATCAATCTGCTTTTTCAGATCATCTGACAGTCCAGCAGTTTTACTCAGATCCTCGATTTGCTTGTCCCGATCAGCGACATCCTTCTCAGCCTGTTGTTTAGCCGTAGAAACTTCGTTATACTGACTCTTCGGAACAAAGTGCTTCGGAATCTCTTTGCCAGCATCTGCAATAGCTCCGTCAATCTTGGAATCTTCAACGCCCAACTTCTTCAACAACTCTTTCAACCAATCCATCTATCATCTACCTCCATAGATTTGTATAGCTGCTCTCCAGCTTAGGGAGTGAACCGATATGCTCCGGTTCATGAGCAAATAGGCCGCGGTAGTCTCAACCGTGGCCCAATATAAAAAGCACCCTCGCATATTGGAGAGTGCTTCATATACCATATTTCTGTTTGATTAGTACCCATTTCATAGCTTCTTCGCGATTTAACCGCCGTTCGTCCGCTGCATTAGCATCCAGAACACCTACTAGCTGTTTTGGCAGCTTATCACGCTTCTGAAGATACTCATACCTAACGGCGCTGATCTCGTCCACAAAAGCGTCAAATCGTTCGCCTAGCTTCTCACGTTGCGGGGCAAACTGTTCAGCGATAGCCGCTCTATTCTCTTCTTTAGTTCGCAAGATCATCACTCCTTTGTATATTGTAGCGATTCAAGTAGCATTACTAGCTGTTCCATGGTTAGATGCTTTTCGTCATAACCTGTAAGTGCCTGCTCGATAGTAAGCAATGCAAGATACGAATCTTCTGCTTTATCAAGTAACCTGTTAATCTCATCAGTACTCAGGTTTATCGGGGCTGACTTCTTCAGGATGTACGTGCTACCTGAATCAACTGCTCGCAACTCCTTGATTCCATTCTTTATGAATGCTAGGACATCGTCCCGGCTGAATGAACCGCCTGGTTCCCCATCCACTGTAGGGTGGTTATGGGTGACGATGCTCTTTTTAAGTACTTCAGGTGGTTTGATCTTGGTAATATCGACAGATGCCTTATCACCCTTAACATGGATAACCTCACCTTCTTTAGTGAGAGCAATAGCATGTTCTTCTGGTGCATTCCTAATAGCTTGCTCAGCATCCTTTACATAGTTGCGGACGATATCAGGTTTAGACAGATCGATATTACCTAGTTTACGCGGAATGTCTGGCTGCAGCTTCGGTAGATCCATCTTACTGAGATTAATCAGCGGTGGTGCAGTCTTTCCGGTTTCATCATACCATTTCTCTGGTTCCAGGGTATATATGCTTTTCTCAGGAATTGGAATATCCTTTGTTGGCCCGCCCGGAATCTCAATAGTAGGTAAGGGAGTCTCTGGCGCTTGCTTACTCGGAGTATCAACGGAAACAGTCTCTGTAGCTTCAGGAGCGTATTTCTCCGCCCATTCCTTATAGTTGATATCCTCTGGTATGGTCTCAGTCTTACCCTCCTCGTCACGCGCTACCCGAGCTTTAATGTTATCGTCATAGTGTGGGATAGTGGTAGAACGACAATGAGCATGTAGAGGTGGGTAGTTAACATTAACTACCGCATCAACAATAGCAAATACTTTTCCATCCATATCCTGGCACTTAGCAGATGTCTTATTATCCAACGTAGCTGTAAAGCGGTATTCTTCAACACCTAATTCTTTATAACCCGCTAGTCGAGATTGTCCAGCAAAGTAAGCTGATTCCGTAAGGATTAGTCGTGTAGCTGCTTTTTCTGATACACCCATACGATCCTGAAGCTGTTGAATCATCTGTTTTGATGTATCCCCGCGTATAAGTCCTTGAGCAAAGATATTCCGCAGCTCACCATTCAGCCTTACTCGATCTGTCCATATACGAGATGAGAAGTTGCTACCATCTGGTGCCCATGGAGCCGAAAGGATAGCTTCAAGCTGCCGCTTATCTACCTTGGAGAAAGATGCTCCTATACCGATACCCTTTTCCAGTTCAAAAATACTTCGATAGTAACCATCCTTGTAGACGTTACCTAATAGCTCTGTTGTGCCTGATAGACGCTTAACAGATAATTCCTCGACATGTTGTTTCATCTGCAATTGAATGGATTCTAAGCGGGTAACACGTACTCTTATGCTGGCATTCTCTAATTCCTTCATCCATCGCTGATCTATGGCATTCTCTTTACCCCGAGCAATGTAATCCTCAACGGTCCATTTGAATTCTTTGAGCTCGCCTGCTTTGAGAACTTGCTTAGCAGCGGATAAGCTAACGATCCCATTATTATCTGCGAACCGCTGATAGAAATTGTTAACGTCCGTCTGGATGGAGATCTGAGCCTTCCGGTATTCCTTATTCATCGCCTTCGTAAATGGAACACCTTTATCTAGCAGTGATTCATTCAACAGCTCCATTCGCTTGGCCCAGTAAGCCTCTGACTTCATTCGTTATCAACTCCCGCCTCTTCCGGCGGAGAAGGTATTATAAAACCACAAACAGGCGGTTTATCCTCAGGTATTCCTCCTGATGCAACCTCTATCAGCTTTGTTAAACTATCAATAGTGCTAAGCGGTACATCAGAGCCAGAAACGATAGCGGTGGTTGCTTGATCACTCAAGGCACAAATTAGATCATTGATCTTTGCTTGTGTCTGTTTTGTTATCATCAGCTCCACCTCCTAAGGAAGTGTCACTATTAGGGAGTCCGTATTCATCCATTTTCGCAAGACTTGCGGCCTCTTCAGCTTCCAGACGTTTCAATTCTTCCTTCACATCAGTAACCCACGGATGGTTTGCTACTTGTGTTTCTTTGGATACGATTCCCTCACTATTCTTAGCATCAGTGATAACCTGTGATTCATTAATGACGATATCTCGGTTAAATAAGAAATTGACTGTCTCTTCTGAGAAGTCATCCCCCGTGGTATTGAAGATATGTTTGTCAACGAACCACAAAAGTTGCTCAAGTGCTGCTTGGAATTCGTTTTCGATATCGTTAGCGTCCATATCCAGATCAGCGTAAAGAAATTTCAAGGCTTCACCACTTGGAGCAGTTGCGAACGAATCAGACTGAGTATCTACACCGCGCCCAAACTCGTAGATATCGTTTCTAGTCATGTCCATGTGATTCTTATATGCTTCAGTGTCGATCTCAAGATTCAACGTATCCACACCACTGTTATCGTCAGCAGAAACCTTAACCGCTTTTAGTATTGAGAGGTTACGACGAAATTCACCTAAATCAGATCCTTCATAGCCCCTGATAACATAAATGCTGTTCGGTAAATCCTCTAGGTTATTACTATTATCTGATTTCTTTTGGTCATACTCGTCAATCTGAGATTTAAGCAATGAGATCAGCGGCAGCTCATCCTCGTTATACTTGAAGCAAATGAACGGTATACGCTCCCAGTTGAGAGCTTGTGTCTGATTCGCAGAGTCGATTACATTAAAATGACTACTGAACTCACCTAACTCCACATCCGGTATGAGTCCGCTCGTTGTCGGTACAGCCAAAGAGCCCTTACCGATCACATAACGGTTAACACCTTTAGAGTGCCAGAATTCAACCTTTTTGATAGTTGTTTTCTTTTTCCCCTCATAAGCCTCCACCTCATACACCCGGATCAGCGCCTGCAACTCTGTATGAGCGGCATCTTTCCATAGTGGGATGATCTCTTCAGACGGAAGTTTCTTAAAGCGAAATTTGCCCTCTTCGTCATAATAAACATGCAACCATGCGCGACCCTTTTTAATGCTCTCCTTCAACAGGCTTTTTAATAGTCGTTTGAATCCTTTATCAAAAACCCCTGTCAAAAGGGCATCATAAACTTTGTCCTCAGTCTGGATGCTCATTTCCTTACTAAGCAAATAACCAGCTTTCTGGTCAACGAGCTTTCGCAAGAATCCATGAACGATCTTATTATTAGCGAGGTTTGTAGCTTCTACCAGCGCCCCGCCTTCTCCAATGGTCATTCGCTTACGTTCTAAGATATCAGCCTTGTTCCGATAGTAGCGTTCACCAGCAAGCATGTCCTTACGTTTCTGTGATGATAACCAATCATCTATTTCTTGCTTAACGATCTCCTCGTCTGTCATAGCGGATGCCGCACCTTTTTCAATGATCCGGTTAACCTCTTCCGTTGTGCTCAATTAGTTTCCTCCTCTCCTGTTAATCAAATGAAAATGCATCAGGCTTACGAATTTGTTCCATAGCATAACGTAACGCATCCATAGCATGGTTAAAGTCATCAACTGGCTTTTTCGTGAACTTCCCAGCTTTATTCTGTTCCCAGACATAGCTTGATAGCTCTATACTGACATTCGGGCATTTGAATTTATGAACGATGATTTCATACTGCTGAATGGTCTGAATACCGACCTTGACGCTATCCCCACCCTTTTCAGCGGCTCTGATCCTACCAATCCCGAAACCACGGATTTCAGCAATGGATTTTGGCTCTGAGGAATCCGCAATGATACGCTCCTTAGAGTAGCCCTTTTCTTTCAGCATATCGGCAATATCATCATTCAGCATGCCATGCTCATAGTGTTCATCGAAGATATACAGCTTCTTCTCCTCTTTGTTAACCAGAGCGCATACAAGAGCGGTAGGGTCATTCGTATAACCAAAGTCGAGTCCAAACACTGCCCTGTAACCCTTTTGCTTGGCAATAGCTCGGTAATCAAACTCTTCTTCCCGCCAGTCTTCATATATAGCACCCTCAGCGATACCCCAATCTCCGTCACCCTCTACCCTATGACGCTTTGGTTTATGCTTCTTCATCCATTCAAATAGCTTGCGGTCCTCGTCTCCCAGGAACTCATTACAGCGGTATGTTGTAGTATCCACGAATGTATCTGGGTTCTCGGTATCAAAGAAGCGATGTTTCAACCAATGCTTTTCATTCCATGGGTTAAAAGTAATCGTTAGCTGCTTATAATATCCTTCAGGCAGCAGACCACGAATAGACATATCCACCTTATCGAAATCATCTTCGTTAAGGATCTGATAGGCTTCTTCAAACCATGCCCAACACAAATATCCGGTGTCCACCGTAATAGAGGTGATTGACATCGGATCATCTAGGCCGCGGAACAATATCTTTTGTCCTGTTGGCTTATATATGGCTTCTAGCGGCACTTTCTTAAACTGCCACTTGTTACCTACTCCTAACCTATTAGCTGCCCATTTGAGCTGTGCCCAGGTAGAGTCTTTATGAGTATTGAACGTCTTACGTAGAACTAAAGTATTCGCTAAAGGATATTCCATCATCTTAGCAATAATTGATAAAGCGGCTGTAACGCTCTTTTTCGAACCACGACCACCTTTGACTACTCGGTAACGCCCTTTAAAATGCCAAAACTTTGCGTATCCCTTGCCGACGGTCTCCTGTAAGCTAATAACTTTACTCATGGAGATCATCCTTTATGAATACGACTTCAGATTCGACCTCTTTACTGATAGCCGCAACCTCAAGCTGCATCTTCTGAACGCGAAGCTTAGTTTCTTCATCCATATAGCCTAGGTACTTCTCCAGTTCCTTCAGTGCTCGCATTTTGTCGTAAAACTTAATGCTCACACCATCTCGGCCCTGCTTCACTTCACTGATCAAAGTTCCGTCTACCTCATAAGCTGATTTGAAATGGACAAAGCTGACTGTTTTCGTGACCGGATCGCCCTCTTCATCATAAACAGGACCATCCATTCCTATCACCGGCTCTTCGTTTGTCCCAAAATCCACATAGTCGGTAGTGTCAGCAAATGCAATCTTCAGGTACTCCGCTATGACCCGGTGGACACTCAACCCAAGCTCCGCAGTCATTTGTTCCTTCAAAAGCGTGATCTCCGCCTGAATTTCAGGTTTTCTCAGGTTTTCCCATCCTATGGAATAAGCAGCTCTCTTTGAATAACCAGCAGCTAATGCTGCTCTAGTTGCGTTGAAGTCTCGCATATATTCAAGGACGAACATTCTTTGTTTGTCAGTCAGCTCACCTTCTTCTTCTGGCGGATCGCCCCGAGCTACTTCTTTATTTTGTTTATTGGACTTCTGTTTCTTTTGTTGTACAACACTTTTCTTTTCTTTTGGTTGTTGTACAACGTTATTAGATGATTGTTGTACAACACTCCATTTATCACGCTGCTTCCAGACGGCTACCTTCTTTTCGTCAATGTCCAGTTGCTCAGCTATCTGCCTGTTTGTTATTTCCCCACCGTGTTCACGCCATATCTCTAGTGCGCGGTCCCGGTTTGGATCACGTGCTCTTGGCATTACATTATCACCACCCCCGTATTTAAGGCATGAAAAAAGCACCCGAAGGTGCCCAATTGAACATTTTACATTTCATTAATTGTCGTAAGTATCCGTTGCTTCAGTTGCGGGTATTTTTCTTCGAACTCCGCTGGCATTCGCACTTCATTTACACCCTTCAAAATAAGTGAATACAAATGTTGTTCTTGCTCTAAAATACTTTTTAAAGACATTCCTTGATGAGTGTATTCCTCCATTTTGCGAGCATCCAAATAATCAATAATAAGTACTCTGCCCTGCTGATCCATATTGCACCTCCCTTGACTCTTACTTCGACTCAAAGGATTTTATTCCCTGCTAATTCCCCCATGTACCTTACTTCACCGTCACCTCTGCAGCTTTTGGGGTTTAGATTATGGGTTATAGCTCTTTTTCCCAATCCATTGCGTTTAGAAGAGTGGCATATTCATCTCTAACATCGACAGGAATGCGCTCATCTTCAATAATCATGCAAATAATTTCTGCTACTTGCTTGATTGGCTCCAAGTTCATAATGTTAACTGTTACACTTGCCATAACCAACCTCCTATCATAATGTATACTCCCTGCTGGAATCGAACCAGCGACCGCCGAGATATAAGCTCGGAACTCTTACCCCTGAGTTAAGGGAGCGAATTAAAATGGTATGCCGCTCTAACGCCCGGAGGACATTGTCAGCATACCGTTTAATGTTTTATGTGGTTGAGCTCAATTAACCGTGAGCTCATCGGCTGGCGTGGATTTTTCACACACCATTCATTATAAGAGCCGAACCGTTAATAGGTTCCTCCTATATATAGGTGGCAGGCGTACGGCAAGATTAGACACATTGGAGAAATAGACTCATTCCCTTGTTAATCTCTACTTTGGTTGTAGCGCGATCCAGATAAGATTGTACTGTGCTTTTTTTAGTATCAAGTTCTAAAGAAATCTGTTTTAGTGACATTCCACAACCGTGGTGTAGAACGAAGCATTGCCTTTCTCTCTCAGATAAATTGTGCATGGCATCCTCAATAGCGTATTGTTCATGAGGTTGCAAACATCGTCCTTCCTCTTCCTCCTGTTGAAACTCTACTTCATAGGCTGTGAGATATTCCATCCATGCAGGATCCCATACACTTGTTCGTTGAGCTCCAGATCTTCTATCAATCGTTCTTCGCCATCCTGGAGGATATCCTGTTTCCATCCATTCAATTGAATAATCTAGATCACTTATAATTGCGGACATCATATTTTTATCTAATTTGATTGGTTCCATCTGCTTACGTAAGAGTTCACGCTCATTCCTATCTTTGGAGTCTTCTATTTTCTTCTTCAATGGCTCAAGTTCTTTTTCTAGTGAAGCGAGCTTTTTATTCAACTTCCCCTTAGTGTCTTTATAACTCGCAATCAACGCCCGATCATTCATCATTAACCCTCAACTCCTTTGTGATATAATCGACTTGAGGATAAAAGCTGCTATTGCCCTGATGCGTCAGGGCTTTTTTCTGTATAAATACCTTCCACCAACATAGAAAACATCTTCATGTTTGTACTAATAGGATATGTGTTATACGGATCTTTGAATCTAACCCAGCTCGGACCCCACGCCAGTACATTTACAGGCTCTCCAGGGCTTGCAGTAAAAATAAATTGTCTATGCCCGTCCGACAATGCTTTTTGAGTGTCCTTGTATCTCATTGTCTGTACCCTCCCTCGGAAGGTTGATATGGGCATAGTGAGTGACCTCATGGAGTTCAATAAAGTTATAATCGTCTCTCCATACCTTTGTTTGGTTATTATAGTCTGCTGTCCATATGCAATCCCCGTCCTCTAAGACAATATAATGGCCGGATTCTTTCGGCGGATTCTCCGGGTCATACTTTATCCAATTGATCATAGTGTCTTGTTCCTCTCTTTATGGGGAGCAGATAACCTTATACGGCTACCGGCTCCGCCTGAGTATTTCGGTCGAATCGTAGCCCTTCGGCCTATTCCTTGACGTTATATGTTTTCATGAGTTCTTTCGATATCTTTGCAGCCTTATCTCCGTCAATGTGTCCTTCATCTGCAAGGCATGATGTCAATGCCATAGTCAGTGCGGCAATGCTTCTGGTTTGACTTTCGATGATATTAAGTAGTTCACGATCTTTTTTTCTGAACATATCCTCTTTTCCCCCTTATACCTCTATTAGTTCTGGATTCTCGTAGATGTTGCCGATGATTTCGGTGTGTAATAGCTTTCCATCTGACTCCAAATGGTGGTATTTACTCGGGTTTTTGGTGAACACCATGTACGCGCAATGCTCTTGAACCCATTCTATTTCTCCTATACCAGTCGGATCACGTGGGATGTCTCCTGCGTAAATCTCCCGATCGTTCTTATCCTTTAATCCGATGTATTGTCCCATTGACTTTAAATCGCATTTAACTGGAGAACTTTCAGTGTAAAGAACCGCATAATCCTCGATGTTTTCACGCTGTTTGCATTCATCTGTTAGTCCATCTAAACACCAACCAAAACCATAATGCCACGACTTATTTTCTATACTATAGCCCCTAAATTTAGGCTCTCTGATCACGGTATATCGTCTCCTTTGATTGGGGTCTCAGCCCCCTAAATTGTCCGTTACGCGCCCTTCGGCAAGATACCTTTCAACAGGAGGCATTGATCAGTTTGTCCGTTCCTCGCGTCTTGAAGAATACATTGGGCTACCCTGGCAACCTTTGAATCAAATTCAAACTTCATATCTGCGTACTGCCGAGCATTCGGATTATCCGGATCAGTGCTTTGACAACCCTCACGGTTTAATTGGTGCTGAAAGACTTCAGACACACACCATTTAAGACCGCCCCATCCTATCCATTCATCTGAGCAACAAGAGACTTCTTCAATGTCACCTAGATATGCCTTGTTATCCCAGCAGAATTCATCCATCTGCACCCGCCATGGTTTGTATGAGTCTCCGAACATCATGGTCAGATCATTTGCGAATTTAATTTGAACAATCATGTGTCTCAGCCCCCTTATAAGTTCATCCAGCCCTGCGGCCTCCGCTACGCTAAGTATTGCGGTCGTTTCGGAGGCCTGACGTCCGTTATAATCCAAGTACTGCTAAAAGTGCTGCCTTGCATATCGCCTCAGACGCCGTTTTCGCTTGTACTGACCACTGATCTCCGGTGATACCCACCCATATGCGGCAGTCATATTCCTTGCCCCATCCTGCAGCCTTCATCACGGAATACTGTTTGAATTTCTCCAGCACTTCCCATGCTGCGGATATGTCCGAAGAGTATCGCGGAATAATGTTGTACCTTCCAGCACCTTCATCTATTACCTTTTTATCGTATTGCGGTTTAAATGAGTTATTGGTCACTTCGTTCAACATACGCACTTTTCGTCCACATGCTATTTCTGCAGTGATTTCATCCAATGCCGGTCCCGGCTCCATCGCCAGTATCTCTTCCCTTGTGAGTGTCATTGGTTATCTCCTTCCTCAACCGAATAATTCCCATAACGTTTTAAGGCTATATCAAGAGCTTCAAAATCAGCGTCTGCATCAGGTAATATAGTTAATTTCGTTCTTTCTTCGGCATACATTTTCTGGAGTATAGGATCATCCCATCTTTTTGTTCTTTGGTCATTCATTTCCCTTCCTCCTCATTCGCTTTCAATTTCCATTTACAGTCTTGATATCCGCATGCATACCCGATTAGAATCAAAACTCCGCAAAACAGGATAACCGTAATCATTGTTCTGTGCCCTCCTTGGGTGCTGGGGTATCTGGGTAAAGGGTGCGTAACAGATTACTTACAGAAATGTACGCCGCGTTATCATCCGGTTCTAGAACTTCTTCGAAATCACCAAAGTTCATGTATGCCCGACCTTCTTCTGAGTCGTATCTGAACATGAACACCATAAGTTCTAGCGCCTCTTTCAGCTGCCGTTCACGTTCTCCGCGCTCTTTGGCTTCTTGGAGCCAGTATTTCAAAAGTACATATGGAGGTTCGTAATTGTTAACGTTGAGCAAAGGTCGTGGATTGTTTACTAAAAATTCAATATCGTCAAACATCGTTGCTCGATCCCAGTCCTTTTGCCAGTCTCTTTGTGTCATTGGGCTTCCTCCCCTACCTCGAAATGTTCTGAACGATACAATACTCCGTCAATCAGTAGCCATCCGGGCTTGTAACGGCTAGCCTGATATTCCTCACCAATCACAAGGTCGTAATTGTTATGCCACTTCGCATAGCGGACTTTCATCTCTTATATCCTCCTTGTGGGAGAGAGGGCTATTAACCCTCTCTGTCCCTGTATCTTCGTACTATTCAGTAACTATCGAATGACCAAGCAGTGACGCAATAGATTTAGCCTGAGAAAGAGTAATTCCGAAATCGTCGACAATGCTGTCGTCTTCATCGAGCAAATCAACCACGCAGTCAGGCTCTCCTTTGTTCTCGGAAAATTCCAATTTGATACGGTTAAATGTTTCTCTTGCATACTCCTCCGAAACTCCTTTTAATATCAGCAAAGTTCCAATTTCATTCGCTTGGACATCAATTCTTACAAACTGTAAGCCCCACGTACTTTCATCCATTTTCATTCATCCTCCTTTTACTCTGCCTTTGGGAGAGGAGGGATACTCCTACTCCCTTAATGATCTGGTTCGGCCCCCGCGTTGCTGGGCTTATGCTGTCGGTCGATGGCCTCCGGCTCTTAGAACAACGTGAGCTGCATATTCTTCAACCGTTGCGTTCCGTCTGCAGCATGTCGTTTATCACGCTCAATTGCGATATAGTTCCTTCCAGTCCTTGATGCAGCTACAGCCGTTGTACAACTTCCAGCACAATTGTCTAGGACGGTTTCTCCTGGGTTTGTATAGGTCCGTATAAAGTATTCGCACAACTCCACAGGCTTCTGATTTGGATGGATTCGCTCAGGGTCATCGTTGTTAACTACTGGATAGTACAAGACGCTGCGCGGCAATCTCTCAGTCTTTCCAGCCTCGTTTGACCACGGTATGCCATCGCCATAAACAGATGATTTATGGTTGTTAGTCGCTGCATTCATTGGTTTATGTCCCTGACTCATTTGAGCGTTGTAGGTTGGAGGTCTTTTATAAAAGACCAGTATGTTTTCGTGAGCCTGCAGCGGCATCAGACTTTTGTTTAAGTGTCCTGTTGCCTTGTTCTTTTCCCATATCCATTCATATTTGAATAATTTCATATTGCTGGCTGCAAGTGCCTTATCAAATGGGGCTTTAGCAAATAAGACGATTGCTCCGTTATCCTTAATGATCCGTTCATATGCCATCCATAGCTGATCAAACGGCAGGATCGAATCCCAAGGGCTCTGCGTTGTGCCGTAAGGTAGGTCACAGAGGATCATGTCCACGCTGCCTGTCTTGATATTCGGGAATACGTCGAAGCAATCCGCGTTAATAATCTGATTCAGCATGCGTACCTCCTATTCTCGCGCCCCCTGTAGCGTGATATATGCCGCCTCTGCCCTCTCTCGGGGGCTGGCGTTACAAAAGTCTGCCGCAAGTTCCAAGCTCACAGCATCTAAATAAAGG